GCTTGGTCTTGGTCTTCTGATTTCTCATTCTAATTTTGTAAGCTTGGGGAGTTTCTCCGTGGCCTCGCTCATCGCCTGTAAATCTGCCTTGGACACCTTCATCGTAGCGATCACCCCAGCAAACTTTCTTGAAGCCCTCTACGACAGCGCCATAAATATCAACGGCCTCTCTTTTCTTTTTCTTCTTCTTGCCCTTGATAACTCCACGACCCATGAGAACATCTTTCATAGTGACCTTACCATCACCACTTAAATCGGGGAACGATTTCTCATCCATGCTGTCGTCATCTTGCCTCTCGCCTCTGAGCATTTTGAAGTCTTCGGAGTCGATCTTATTGTTTTTGTTCTTATCGAGCTTCTTCTGCTTGCCCTTCAGAGCTTCGCTGATCTTGCTCTCAAGCATGGTAAGCAGGACTCGATCCTTCTTGTGCTTGGAAACGATGGCCTGAGCACGCTCACTGTTTTCACGCATCGACTCCGAAAGCTCAGGGAAAGCGCCTCGTGTGGAGGGATCTGATACAAGGTCAAACGTGATAAGTTTAAAGTCTTCGTTGACGATCTTACCCTTGATGCCTTCCGTAACACTGCCAACACCACGGCTGGAAATGCCAATCTTTACGCCGTCGTTGATCAGGGCTTCAACAATCTTGCCGTTAGGAGTAGAAAGGATTTCACACTCACCTATTACCGAGCCATCTTTACCAACACTCAACCCAGTGATGAGGTGAGAGGCTTGCGAAAGATGAATAGCATCGTTGGAGGGGTGATCAAGAGCACCAACTAACGAGCGATCACCAATCTTCTCTTGAATAGCCTTTACCTGCGATTCAAGAATGGATCGCGGGTAGATTCTACCATTGTTATTCTGCTCGTCGCACTGTTGGAATTTGCCCCGCAGACGAAGGCGAGTGTTACCCTCTGTGCCTTCATTGATAACTTCTACTTTTTCTAAAACATTGCACTCGACGAGTAACATAATAAATCCTATTTCTGTTTGCGGGACCAGTATTTTTTGCTCTTGTATTTACCGGACCTTTGCTTACCATGCCTGACCAGAGTTCTGACGGCATATTTCTTTACATCTGCAAATTTGGAAGGGATGCTGCCAGGAGAAAACCCTTTAGCGACTCGCCCCCCAACTTCCTGTTCACCATCCTTACCCCACTTACGCTTAGTAATGACGTAAAGACGGTTTGAGTTTTTAGTGGAGAAGATCTGACCCACATAACCATTCTTTAAAGCAGTTGTAATAGAGTCGTAAACTTTAACACGAGACTTAGACGCTTTCGTCTTAGCCCCGCCTTTTTTCATTTTGGCTCTACCCTCAGCAGATCCTTGAGCTTTAGTTGCTCTTGTTTCTTTTATTACGTTTACGAGATCCATTTTTCTTTACAGGAGCTAAGTTGACACCAATCATGCCAGTGGTAGTCATCTCTTCCATGACGTTTCTGGCCTCTTTTAAAAGTTGCTTAAGACTTTCAACCAGAGTCTCAAGCCTTTCTTTCAAAATTGTAGATTCAGTAATCGGCTCAAAATCAGGCATCATCTCTTGTTTTTTATCAGGATCAGATGACTCGTTTAAAGCGCCGTTAAAACCAACAATTTGATCGACAAAGGCATTAGGGACCATAACGTCCTTAAGGCCGTCATCTGGGACTAACCTACCTTTATGATTTGGAACAGCCACCTTCTCCACGGAAGGTGTTTCAGACAAGATACCTTCGGTTAAGGCTAAAAGATCTTTAGTGCTTGCGCTCATCTTTTAACCTCAATCGTTGTTTTTCTCGTCTTCGTCTTCTTGGCTTTCGTCTTCGTCTCCGTCCTCGTCCTTGTCCTCGTCCTCATCATCAGCTTCCTCAAGGAACTCGCCGTCCTGCTCAAGGGCCTCATTGATGGTGCCAAGGATGAAGTCAACGCACTCTTGCATCGCCTGCTCCGAGATCGGCTCATCTAACTCCGACTCACAAAGCGGGCAAACGTGGCCTTCTTCACAAGCCTCTTCAACAACCTCGACCTCTTTGGACTCATTCAGGTCCTTCGAATCGGTAAGTTGGTTAGCGGCAAGGATTTTGCCGACGTAATCATCTTCAACATTAATGTAGCGCATAATATACTCCTGTATAGATATGTATCAAGTCTGTCTAAATAATAGTGATAAAATTATAAGATAGTGACGGTGACATCCGTCCTATCCTGTTCCGTAACAATTGTTTTTGAATCTTCAGGTATGACTCGTTTGGAGGAGTCATACCCAGACTCAATATTCTCAAGTGTAATCCCACCTCTAAATCCATTGGCTATATCTAGTAGCAATTCACGAGTGCTGTCGAAGAACATGTGGCCGACTTGCGTAATTGGCATTCTACTGTAGACATCATACCAAGTGAAAGTTGTGGAGCTATAAGTGGCCGAGAGGTAGTCCACGACCTCCCTAAGCATGTATGCCGTTCCATAGGCAGAGGCAGGCTGTGAACTAGTCCCGTAGGTTCCTGCACTCGCAGAGTAGAATGTTTTGGCAAAATCTTCCTCGACATACCTATACCCAATATTCTGAGTGCTCCTCGCTTCCACACTACCAACACGCTCAACACCATCCTCAATTAGGTAATAAAATCTAAACATCGGAGCCGGAGTTTTCTCCATATCCGCATCCAACGCTGGCAAGAACTCAAGAGATCTTGTATGCGTTGTTCCGTAGGAATCTAGTTGAGAAGCTCCGTTGAATGGATTAAACATGCCCCCGGCAACCGGGGTTACAACTAACCCGAAGGGTATATTATTAACAAACCGAGAACCTATTGAGGAAAACCCCTTATCTTTAAACCCAATTAAATTAAAGTCACTAAGGGATAATGTAAATGCAGATGTGTCTAGAATGTATCTGTAAAGAGGATCTCGGTAATCAATGGCGAGCATTGGAGTATTTAAGGCGTTGTTATTCATATGCCTTTGAATATCCGCACTCGCAGTTAACAATGAATAATTACCACTGTAGCTCTCGACTAAAGAATCACTTACGTAGTCCCCCGTAACCGAGCTAAGATCAAGAGCGAAGAATAGAGGTTTCGTAGCTGATGCACCTGTATCGCCCGCAGTGAACTCATGCTTATTCTCTAACGATGTAGCTGTTATCTTTAAAGCAGGGTCTATGCCTAACATGTTGAGAACCTTCACCCTAACCGCAGCGGGCGCGTAATATGCGTCTTCAATTATATTATCAGTTAAGACGCCATCTCGTTTCAATTGCTTATCTGTAGTATCAATGTAGTAACCGCCGCCATCGCCAATATTTAACCTATCAGGAGAACCTATGCTCGGGACCGTTACTGGGCTTGAGGGATTGATCGCGCTGACAAATACTCCGTCATTGGAAAACTTCATAGTGTCTTGTGTTCCGTCTAACCTAAACACATCAACGCTGAGATTAACATCCTCATTTAAAGGTCTAAATCTATTCTTCTGAAAATTTCTCCATGGAGTTGATTCGTTAGTTTGATATGTATGTAAGTTATTTTTCAGGTAGTCGATTGCCAATCGGGCGGAATACTCTGCATTAGGTGGTTGTTCCAAGACCTCAAAAGAACTATCGAACTGAGAACCAGCAGCTTCCTTGAGGAAGTCTACGTCTATCTCATCTAACCTACCTTCCAATATTAGTTTCCTTACAGTATTGAGGAACACTGAAACCCCCACAGGCTCCCCACCAGCGAATCTAATAGTCTGAAGCTTGTTAATCAAGACTGGGTCTAAGCTCTTGAGCAGTTGATCATCAGTTAGGTTTTGAAGTGTGTATTCATCCCAAGGAATACTCGTATTAGTTTTACCCACAATGTCAGATATTTGTGTAGTTACCTCAGGTCCGAACAAATATGTGTTATTGCTATTACTTATAAGCTCTATATTATTTAAAGGTCTAGTTGTAAAGAAATTAAAAGTAGGATCAAATAAAGAGGGCTTAAGTACACCTCTACTAAGATCTACGAAGTCCTCATCCAATACAACTGGGGTCACGCTGATTATTTCCGCATTTAAATCTTGTTGAACAGTTGTTAACTGAACCTGAGTTGTTGTTGCGTTATTGCTTAAGGAAGGCTCATTAGGAGTCACCACAGTTCGGCTTAAGGTAAGGGGTTCCCCTGTTGCAGGATCTCCCAAAGGGTCACCACCGCCTCCGGTTGTCACATCACAATCTCTAGTCTCGTTCACACAAACCGCAGAACAATCAGGCCCACTATTGAAAGGACCAGTAAAGTGAATTTCATATGCAATTTCAGCCCCACCTTCGCCAAAGGTAACTCCAGAGGTTAAAAATCCTGGGGTAATATTAGTGCTAAAAGGAACACAACCTCTTTGAAACTCCTTATACCTTCTCTCGGGTATCGGATCCTCCAACCACTTATCAGACTCTCCAGGACAAAGAGTTCTAAACTCCTGACAGAAGAATTGAGTGGCGGGTGGCGCAGGAGCGACAGTTCCAGGTGTGGGTGTTGATTGTCCCGGTCCTGTCTCCTCAGGACAAGCTTTTGGAGGAGGACTAATACACGTTTGCTGACATTGTACTTTGGTTTGTTTTATGCAGTCGGGATCTATTATTTGGTTCCCAGAAGGGTCCAAAAAAACACGAATGCATGGTCTGCACTCTTTTCTTTGTCTTGCTATTATATTTTCAAAAGGCGGAGGACATCTCTGCTCTTCAATTATTTCGCATTTGAAGAAAGTTGGTTTGGTATCACCCGGAGGTGCAGAAGGGCCAGCCGGAAAAGGGGGACGACTACCACCACCACCACCAGTAGGATCCTGAGGTATAAACGGAGGGTCAACCGGAGGGTCCGGTGGCTTGGGTATTATTACGACTGGTGTTATCGGTTCCGCACTACCCGCAGCCCCTGGTCCTTGAGATCCAGGGAGACGACCTCTGCCGCAAGGAAATAACGTCCGACGCTCTTGTGTCATGCTACCTCAAGTTACGAAGTTTTAACAGTGGGGTTTTTCTGCCTCATAAGTTGACCGTTAGTGCCGTGAGATCTATTTCTCGAATTCTCAGAGATACCAATAACCTCATAAGTGATTGAAGGGTAGAGAAGCGGCGCAGCAGACCTGAAAAGACCGGGACCAGAGTTCACGGAAGGGTCATTAGCAATTATTGCGTTGTACACATCTGATGATTGTTCAGGTGATATAGATAAAGATTTTTGACCGGGTTTGCCAGCACTATAGTTTTGGAAATTAGTACCACCCAGTATAATCGGGTCTGGCTGGGCAAAGCCCGCGAACTTCTCGGGATTGTTCCTGTTTTGAGGCATCCAAGGCAGGGCACCTTCTGTCTCTGCGGACTTGTAACCTGCGTGAGTGCCCGCCCAAGCAACATTAATTATAAAGTAATTTTTAGCTTTCGTAACCCAAACATTAGAAGCCTGACGAACACCCCCGGTCCCATCAGATAATGGCACACAATTTAAAAGCTTAACATTCACATGGTAGTCTTGAACCCACGGTGTAGCGTTGAAATCAAGTTTAATTAATTTGCTAACATAATTGATCTGAACATTTCGAGCATTTAACTCATTAAGGATGCCTTGGCCAACTGTTTGACCAATGGGACCTAGAAGACCAGGGCTATACATCGGGTTGCCGTTGACCGTAGTTCCGGTAATAACAGATGCTGCGTAGGGACCTCCCTCTGCGGCTGCATCCTCTGCTAAACCCCAATTGTACATGGCCAAGCGGTAGAACGGGTCGTATCTACCCTTTATATCATTAATGCTATCTCCGAGGTTATTCCCTCCTTCAGGACCTCTCCAAGGAGGTAAGAATTGAGCGGCGTCGCCCTGGCCTTGGAACTCAGCCGCATAAGGCAGCGATACGTTAATGTGATCACAAACCTTATCACCAGTAAACTGAGAGTTATTCCACCAATTAGCCTTGTCCCATTGAGGAAGGTACGGGACAGATCCAGGCGCATACCCAAAGTCCGTCTCAACCAAATCAGCTAAAACATTCATTGGAGCAAGAAAGAGGTTGCCGCCCGCGTTAGCTCTTGCTTTACGCATAAGAGCGCCCTCAGGGCCAAAGAAACCTCCGAGAACGTCGCCAGCAACAATAACTCTAGATGCATTTCCCGGACCAGTTATAACACTGACATTCCCCGTCAAATCATCAATTCGTCCTCTAAGATCTGAGTAAACTTCTTTTCTAACCTTTTCCAAGTGAGCTTCAGAAGCAACAGGGTTCGCGATAGAGATTTGAGGTGTAGCAGCCGCAAGACCCGCTCTTTCATTGTAAGCTAATTCGGTTGTTCTGAAGAAAGGACGAATATCAATGATGTCATCATCATTAATTATGTCAGCGAGAGGGCCCGCCCCTTGAACTCTAATGTAAGCAAGAGGTAAGATAGACTGACCAATTAAAGGGAAAGCAGTTGTTTCTAAGTTTTCAGAAAGAGCCGGAGCTAAGTTCATCAAATCGTCGGGAGACGGGAAAGAACCTTTAATCACACCAGCGGATGTTGTAAAACCATTTGTGCTCCCAGACTCATCCCCTGGGTGAGCAAGCATTATAGGTGTGCCGTCAAGGGTCTGGAGATTTACCCTATCTTCTCCAAGACTCTCATCAAATGTAGATGATTGTAAGGGGTTAAGAGGGCCAGGGTTTTGCTGAGAAATGCCGACACCAGCACCCTTAAGGATACCTAATGTAGGCTTAGTAAGTTTTGTAGGGTTACCGTCAGAATCAAATTTAGGAATAGTGGTAGATTCCTCATCAACAGCTTTTGTGTAAATAAACAGTAAGTCTATTCTATGGTTTGCGTCTAACGGTTGCCTTACACCATTCTGGTCGAAGTAATAGAAATCATTCTCATCGAAATCTGGGACTGTTATCTCAAGCTCTTCAGGAACATCCACCAGAGAGGTTCTAATAGCTCCTCGCCACCTCTTTATAAACTCTGATTCAAGTCTGCCTTGAGCACCACCCTTTGGGAATTCACCGGGCTCATAAACATCTTTAATAAGAATTAAATCCCTAGTTGTTTCCTGTGAATTATGCTTAAGTATTGCACCAATGTAATTAGGGTATAAAGGTCTTTCATCCGGTTCAAAGTCAGAATCAAACTGGGAGTAGCCGGGAGAGGAAACATCTAGTACATTTGGAGCACCGGGGTACGACAGACCATCCTCATCAGCAAAAGGGAATACAAACGCTCTCTCAGCGAGACCATTCATATTTAAAGCATCACCCAGCCTGCCTTTTCTAAACTCATCTAGAACCTGTTGAGCGTATGCTCCTAGGTTTGTTTGCACCCTATATGTGTTGAGATCTGAAATAACTTCACCACCTGTCGAGCCTTCCTGTGTTCCGTTACTAAACCCACCGACTTGAGTCACCACCTGTAACGGTGTGAAATCATAAGCATTATTAATTCTAGCTGTGTACCTTCCAGGCTTAACTCTGACCTTCCGCTCAGTGCCTAAGGCAAACGGCCTTAACTCAGAGAAGTTAGACCTGTCAATCTCGATCTCTTTTTTGTTGTTTTGCTTAGTGATGATTCCATCAACTTGATCCTTGAGGAATTTTTGAGATTCCTCTAATTGCTTGATTGGAATATTATCAACTTCATAGTAATACGGGTCATTAGCTTTGAAATACCTAATCGGACTTACGTATGTGAAAGCTGTGTCGTAATATTTAACTTCGTTTGCCATTAGTTATCCTTCTTGAGATCAAAATTATTTACTGATGCTAGGCCATTACCATACGGATAAACATTAAGAGCGTCACCCCCTATGCCATTATTATCATAATAGCCCTCCACAACTTTAGCGAGTCCCGACTTACCAACCATATTATGTTTCGCATTCGCAAAAGTATTCAAAGCCGAATCCTCTAAGAAAGCCTTGATGCTGTCTGCCCCAGCCACCATCGCAGATGCATAGTAGAATCCAGAAGGTTGAATGTTGTAATTTTCATCCCTTTGGAAAACTGAGAGGTACTGAGAAGAGGCATCAAGATAAGTGGTGCTTGATGCAACCAAATCACCAGAGAAGTTATAACCTTGTGAGAATAATTGTCTCGGAATACCTTGCATGATCTCATCCTCAGGTGTTAATAGATTAACCACCGGATCAGTTGAGAAGTAGAGACGGAAAGCTCCGTGATTCACAGCAGCCTTTTTTCCAAAGGGATTTGCAGGAGCCCTACCATAGTAATCCAGCACAGACAAACCACTAGTGTGTGGTGTACCAGAAGGAGCACCGCTAACCGTGCCTCCGGTGGTGGTACCCCATTCACCAGAAGGCCCAAAGAACGGAGTATCTCTAGGGTGAGACCCACTAACACTTAAATAAGAAGCTCTTAACAGAGAGTTGTCAGCAATGTTCCAAATAGGGTATCTACTGCATTCAGGTCCGGGCAACGGCGCGGTCCCTATGTAATCGTAAGCGTATGATGACGTATTATGGAATGCAGTTTGCGGGAAGTTGACATTATTAGCCTCAACTATACTATTACCTAAAGCCCTAACACACATGCCTCCGGTCGTTATATTGAACACTGGGGCGGTATACAAGAAATCCGCATCCATTGATCCAGCGCCGGGTTTGCCAAACGCATACCCGCCAGCGCCCCCTAAGGTTATATGTGTTGCTCCTGCTGGAGCAGCACTCAAGCTAGCAGTATTAGCATTCGGATAGAACTGCATATATCCGGCACTTGCATATGAAGCAGTTTCTGTGGCATCGAGAGCAAAGCTTTCATTTATCAAAACTCCTGATGAGTAAGGGCTGCTTAACCAATTACTATAGTAGTCTCCTAAATTCTCCATGAGTAAGCTGGAGTTTTTATTCGCTACGAGACAGGCTCTAGTAGAATGTAATTCAACCATCGTCTGGTTGTATGCGTTAGAGAGATCGAAAGAGGAGACTAAGAAGACTCCGTTG